GCCTACGGTCTGTCGCCTGTGTTCGTGGTGCACGACGAGCTTGGCCAGGTGAAGGGGCCGCGCAGCGAGCTATACGAGGCTCTGGAGACAGCGAGTGCGGCGCAGGCCGATCCGCTGTCGATCGTGATCAGCACGCAAGCGCCGACGGATGCCGACCTGCTGTCGTTGCTGATTGAGGATGGCCTGTCGGGTGCCGATCCGCGCATCAAGGTGCGCATGTACTCGGCACCACTGGACGCCGATCCGTTCTCTGATGATGCGATCCGCGCGGCGAATCCGCACTTCGACACCCTGATGAACAAGGCCGAAGTGCGGCGGCAGGCAGAGGACGCGCGCAGGCTTCCGTCGCGCGAGGCGAGCTACCGCAATCTGATCTTGAATCAGCGTGTGGAGGCCCGCAATCCGTTCGTGTCGCGCGCCGTGTGGCAGGAGAACGGCGGCGATCCTGAGCCGATCGACGGCCAGACGGTGTGGGGCGGGCTTGACCTGTCGAGCGTGTCCGACCTGACGGCGCTGGTGCTGGTGTCGGAGGACGGCGACGTGCATCCGACGTTCTGGCTGCCTGGCGACGGGCTGGAAGAGAAGGCGCGGCAGGACCGCGTGCCGTATGACGTGTGGGCGCGTGATGGCACGCTGCAGACCACGCCCGGGCGCGCGATCGAGTATGAGTTCATCGCCGAGCACCTGCGCGCGGTGTTTGACCGCTGCGACGTGCGTGCGCTGGCGTTCGACCGATACAACATGCGGTTCCTGCGCCCGTGGCTGGAGCGTGTCGGGTTCACCGACGAAGAGCTTGAGCGTTTTGTTGAGTTCGGCCAAGGGTTCGTGAGCATGTCGCCGGCCCTGCGCGAACTTGAAGCGCAGTTGCTTGCGAAGCGCCTGCGACACGGCATGCATCCAGTGCTGACCATGTGCGCGGCGAACGCCGTGACGGTCAACGATCCGGCTGGCAACAGAAAGTTCACGAAGGCGAAAGCCACGGGCCGCATCGACGGCATGGTCGCGCTCGCGATGGCGATGGGCGCGAAAGCGAATGCGGAACCGACTGATGCACCTCACGATGGATCGCTGATGTTCGTATGACGGCAACCTCCTACAACCTGTCGATTGGCGCTGGGGTCGCGTGCGTTGGCATCGGCGCGGGCGCGCAATGGGGTTGGCCGGTGGGCCTGATGGCGGTTGGAGGGCTGGTGGTAGCGCTCACGCTCAATCTCGCTCGCATGATGAGCGGGGGCCGCTGATGTTCCTATTTGGCGGCATGAGCGCCGCGCGCGGGCCGCTCGATGATTTTTGGTACGGGCCGGTGGAAACGCAGACTGCGGCCGGTGTGCGCGTTTCGCCCGACTCGTCGATGCAGTTGACGGTCGTCTATCGGTGCGTGCACCTGCTGTCGGCCACCGTGGCGAAATTGCCGCTCAAGCTGCGCATGCGCGAATCGTCGGAAATCGTTTCGGATCATCCGCTGTCGCGACTGCTGACGCGCCGCCCGAATCGCTGGCAGACGCCGTACCAGTTCCGGGCGATGCAGGTGTCGCACATCCTGCTGCGTGGGAATGCGTATGCGCAGATCGTTGCTGGATCGCGCGGCGAGTTGGTGGAGTTGGTGCCGCTGCATCCTGATCGAGTGACGATCGAGATGACGGGCGGCGGCGACTGGCGATACAAGGTGCGGCGCGAAGAAGGCGGGACGGAATTCGTCTTGCTGCGCGACGAGATGCTGCACCTGAAGGGGCTGTCGGCCGATGGTGTCGCCGGAATCAGTCCGATCGGGGCGATGCGCGAGTCAGTCGGCGCGGCGATTGCGGCACAGAAGTACGCAGCGAGGGTGTTCAAGAACAACGCTCGGCCGGGCGGCGGCTTCATCACGATGCCAGGGAAATTCGCCGACCGCGACGCCGCGAAGCGGTTCCGCGAGGAGTGGCACGCATCGCAAACGGGCGAGAACGCGCACCGCACGCCGGTATTCGAGGCCGGCATGACGTACACCGAACTCGGCATGACGAATCAGGACGCGCAGTTCGTCGAAACGCGCAAGTACTCCGACACGGACTTGTGCCGGATCTTTGGGGTTCCGCCACACAAGGTCGGCATCCTCGACCGCGCGACGTACTCGAACATGGAGCAGCAGAACATCGAATTCTTCGAGGAGGTGCATTCGCACGCCGCGAACCTTGAGCAGTTGCTGCAGATGCAGTTGCTGACCGAGGAAGAGGAGCAGCGGCTGTACGTCCAGTTCGAGATGAAGGGCGTCCTGCGGGCCGACAGCAAGACCCGCGCGGAGTTCTACAACAAGGGCATTCAGGACGGCTGGATGACGCGCAACGAGGTTCGCGAGCGCGAAGACATGGAGCCGCTTGAAGGACTGGATGAGCCGCTTGAGCCGCTCAACATGGCTCCGGCCGGGCAGCGTGCAGACGACGATGCGCCGGACGATCGGCAGCAGGCGCTGCTGCAGTCCGCCGCAGAGCGATCGGTGAAACGCGAGATCGGCGCACTTTCAAAACTCGTCGAGCGCGGAGACATTGCAGCCGTGCGGGCGTTCTACGTACAGCATGCCGAGTACCTGGCGCATGCGCTGGCCTGCTCGACTGATGCCGCGCAGGCGTGGTGCGCGGCGCGCTGCCGCGCTTTGCTGGACGGTGATGCTGGCGAGGTGCTGGCGCAATTCGAGTCGGCCGGATGGCGGGCTCTGCGGGGGCTGATGTGAACGGAATTCTTGCGATGATGGTCGGCCAGGCATGGGCGCTCGACGCTGGCGCGTTCGACGTGCTGTCGTCTGTCATCGGGCGATGGGCCCAAGGCGACCGGCTTTCGGACGATCAGATCCGCGCAGCAATCGGGAACGCGCCGCAGGTGTCTGCCGCGCGTCGTGAGGCTGCATCTGCGTCGTCCGGTGGCGTGCAGGTGATCCCGGTGTACGGCACGATCGCGCACCGTGCGCACATGGTCGAGTCGGTGTCCGGTCCGGGTGGCACTTCGACCGAAAAGCTCGGGCGCGCGATCGATGCTGCGGTTTCGAATCCTGAGGTCGGGGCGATCGTGCTGGATGTGGATTCGCCCGGCGGTGCGGTGGCAGGAACGCCAGAGATTGTCGACCGGATCTACTCGGCGCGCGAGCAAAAGCCGATCGTTGCAGTGGCGAACGCGACCGCCGCAAGCGCGGCCTACTGGATCGCATCCGCTGCATCCGAATTCGTCGTCACCCCGTCTGGCATGGTCGGTTCGATCGGCGTGCTGGCAGCGCATGAGGACCGCAGCGCGGAGCATGCTGCCGCCGGCCGCCGGTACACGTTCGTGCATGCCGGGAAATACAAGGTCGAGGGCAATTCGGCCGAGCCGCTTTCTGACGAGGCACGCGGGCAGATTCAGGCAATGGTTGACCAGGCGTATGCCGTGATGACCAAGAGCATCGCACGCAACCTGGGCGTGTCCGCTGACACCGTGCGCAGTGACTTCGGCGAGGGCCGCATGTTCGGCGCGTCGGATGCGCTGGCGCGCGGCATGGTGCATCGAGTGGCGACGCTCGATGAAACGATCGCGCGCATGGCGAACCCCCGCCGGCGCTCGCGATTGGCTGCATCCGCAAACGCAGTGCGCATCGCCGCACTATGAATCTTGGTCGTGCGCGCCTGACCAGTGCGCGCGACCGGGCCGCTTCCCCGATGTGGAGGCGGCCGAATCCGGCCCGTTGGCTGGCTTCCGGTCGCATCCATTCATCTTCCGAGGTTCACGAAATGAACAAAGCACTCCGTGCGCTGCTGCAGCGCAAGGCGTCGGCTGTCGAAGCCGCGCGCCAGATCAACGACATGGCCGCGAGCGAAAGCCGCGATCTGACCGACGACGAGCAGGCGCAGATCGACGCGCACCTGAAGTCGGCCGAGGCGCTCAATGCGTCGATCGAGCGCGAGCAGCGACTGATCGAAGCCGAGCGGGCAATGGCCGGCACTGCGCTCGAACTGCCGGAAGGCGCCACCATCGGTGCGGTCGAGCCGAATGTGCTGTCCGACCCGCGTCGCGGCTTCGGAAGCATGGGCGACTTCCTGGGTGCGGTGCGTCGCGCGTCGCTGCGTCCGAACGCGATCGACGAGCGCCTGAGCCTGTCGGCCGCTGCCTCGACGTATGCCAACGAGACGGTTGGCGCGGATGGGGGCTTCCTCGTCCCTCCGCAGTACTCGAACGAGATCATGTCCGTGATCGAGGGCACCGAAAACCTGCTGTCCCGCGTGCGCCAGATCCCGATCGCCGGCACCGAGTGGAAGTTCCCGGCGAACGAATCGACTGCGCACGGCACCGACGCTGTCCAGGCGTACTGGGACAGCGAGGGCGACGCGATGACGGCCGTGAAGCCGATCTTCAAGAATCGTTCGATCAAGCTGGACCGCCTGACCTGTCTGGTGCCCGTGACCGAGGAGTCGCTGGAGGATTCGTCCGCGCTCGGTTCGTGGGTCAGCATGGAAGCCGGCGAGAAGATGGCCTTCAAGACCTCGGACGCGATCCTGAACGGTACTGGCGTCGGCCAGCCGCTGGGCGTGCTGAACGCGCCGTGTCTCGTGACGGTGGCGAAGGAAACCTCGCAGGCTGCATCGACGGTGCTGGCCGCCAACGTGCTGAAGATGTTCAGCCGTATGCCGGCGCGCAATCGCGCGAATGCCATCTGGGTCATCAATCAGGATGTCGAGCCGCTGCTGCCGCAGATGTCGGTCGCAGTCAAGAACGTGGCAGGCACCGAGAACGTCGGCGGCTTTCCGGTCTACGTCCCGCCCGGTGGACTGACCGGCGCGCAGTACGGCACGCTTCTGGGCCGTCCGATCGTGATGACCGAATCGGCTCCGGCGCTGTCGTCGGTCGGTGACGTGATCCTGGGTGACTTCCGTCAGTACCTGGCGGTTACGAAGGGCGGGGTCAAGGCCGACCAGTCGATGCACTTCTACTTCGACCAGAACATCCGCGCGTTCCGCTTCGTGATGCGTCTGGGCGGGATGCCGTGGCTGTCGGCCGCAATGGCCCGCAAGAACGGCAGCAACACGCTGTCGCACTTCGTGGCGCTCGGCGCTCGCTGATCAAAAGGAACCTGAATCATGACCATGAGCACGAACGCTCGTCTCGACGAGCAAGTTTTCCCGGTGGTTGCGGCCGCCGGCCTGCTGCTGACCTCGACGCTGGGCGACACGACGTATGTGTCGATGAAGAACTACGCGCGCTGTCAGATCGTCATCGTGATCGCCGACGGCACGACGGTGACGGGCAGCACCATCACGCTGCAGCAGGCGAAGGCAATCGCTGGCACAGGCGAGAAGCCGCTCGGATTCACCCGCATGCTGGCGAATACCGACTACGCCGCGTCGAAGACGATGACGGAAACGGCGGTCACGTCGAACACGTTCACCACGCAGACCACGAACAGCAAGGACAGCGTGTACATCATCGATGTGCTTGCATCCGACCTCGACGTGGCGAACGGGTTCGACTGCATCCGGGTGGATTGCACCGGCCACGCGGCGACCAATCCGCGTGGCGCTGTGGTGATCTACAACCTGTATGGCGCTCGCTACAGCGGTGCATCGCCGCTGGTCGACTGATCGACTGCAACCTGACCCGGCCCGCTTCGGCGGGCC